TCTGTGGGTCCGCAGGGACCACAGGGTAACGCTGGTCCTCAGGGGCCAACTGGTGTTCAGGGACCGCAAGGCTCCCAAGGTGCTACTGGACCACAGGGTGCCATTGGTCCTCAGGGGGCGCAGGGTGCACAAGGTGCTGTAGGTCCGCAGTCCACCGTTCAGGGACCACAGGGTGCTCAGGGTCCACAGGGTCCACAGGGTTCTCAGGGAGCAGAGGGTCCGCAGTCAACTTTGGTTGGTCCACAGGGGCCACAAGGTGCACAGGGACCACAGGGTGCGCAAGGTGCGGCTAGTACGGTTGCTGGACCACAAGGTCCGCAGGGAGCAACTGGACCTCAGGGGAGTGCTGGTACTACTGGCGCACAAGGGGCACAAGGGCCACAGGGTCCACAAGGTGCAAATGGTGCGCAAGGTGCAACAGGTTCTCAGGGGCCGCAAGGGCCACAAGGTGCAAGTGGAGCGCAGGGAGTAAACGGTTCGGCTGTGTATGACACAGATACAGCGGTTATCTCAATGCAGGTGTTTGCATAAAAATGATTTCTGTCGTCACAACGACATACAACACAAATCCAGATGTTCTAGCAAGAACATGGGCATCTTTGAAGGCACAAACCTTCAGAGACTGGGAGTGGGTCATCTGGGATGATTCGACAACCAATGATGTCTGGAATCAGGTTTATGGATTTGCTTCTGATGAACGTTACAAGATTCAGATGCACCGCTCTCATGTGCATTCTGGCTCAATTGGTTCGGTGAAACGCAAGGGGTTCATGGTTGCCGAAGGCGTCATACTGGCGGAACTCGACCACGATGACGAACTGACTGTGGATTGCCTTCAGAAGGTAAATGACGCATTCTTGGCAAACCCAGATGCTGGGTTCGTGTATTCGGACTGGTGCGAGATTCTCCCTTCGGGTGAGTCTGGGGTGTACCCTAAAGGCTGGGCCTTTGGGTACGGCTCCGAGTATTGGTCAGACCAGTACGGGGTGTGGGTGATGTCGGCCCCACCAGTCAACGAAATAACGATGGGACATATCGTGTCCGCCCCAAACCACATCAGGGCTTGGAAAGCAGACTTGTACAGGGAAATTGGTGGGCATAATTCAGCCCTTCCAGTAGCAGATGATTACGAACTATGCGTTCGAACCTACCTTGCAACCGACATGGTGCACATTCCCGAGATGCTGTACAGACAGCACATTGGGGGTCATACGGCCCAGCGTCGGCGTAACGATTTGATACAAAGGTTGGTGGCAGAGATTTCTGCGGAATACGCTGGGTCTATAAAAGCCAAAGCATCATGTAACGAACGGAGTCTTTAGTATGGCAACATTTTCAAAATTGGCTCTTCAGCCAGCGGGTTCTACTGGAACTGGTCTCGGTGTGAAGGTTGCGGCTACCGCAACCCCTGGAACCGCAGTTCATACTGCTTCAACGACATCAACCACAATTGATGAGATTTGGATTTACGCAGTCAATACCAGCACCTCTGCTGTCAAGTTGACAATTGAGTGGGGGGAAACCACCGCACCAGATGGAAACATCGAAGTAACCATCCAGCCAGAGGCTGGATTGGTCACAATTGTCCCGGGATTGTTGTTGCAGGGTAATGCGACAGCAAAGGTTGTTCGTGCGTTTGCTGGAACGGCAAACGTACTTGTTGTTCACGGGTTCGTAAACCGAATCACGGTGTAGTTGTGCCGAATCGTCGGACACTTGGTTATGTGAGTGCGCTCACAGCGCAGTCACTAACAACGTATGGAACCGCATCAGGTGGTACTGGTTCCATCACGCCATTTACGACTGCTGGTATCACTTACAACGGTGTCTATTTCAACTCCGATGGAACTTTGACTGTTACTACTGGCGGTTTGTTTGATGTGCTTCTTGTTGGTGGTGGTGGTGGTGGATTCGCTACAACGGGTGGTGGCGGTGGCGGTGGTGGCGGTGGTGTTTCACAACGCACCATCTATCTCGCTGCTGGAACACACTCAGTTGTAGTTGGTGCTGGTGGTGCTGCGACCGCTAGTGAAACGGGTGGTGCTTCATACATCGGCACAACGAGCAACGCAATCGTCGCTGCTGGTGGTGGCTGTATGAACTTCGGAACAGAACGAGGATTGGCTGGTGCTTCAACTGCTGGTTGTCGTGGAAACAACAACACAGGACAAAGCAATATCGGTATCGCAACGCAAGGCAATCGTGGCGGTCTTGGTGCAGGTGGTTCTGGCACTGCTGCTGGTGGCGGTGGTGGCGCAGGCGCAGTAGGTAATGTTGGCACAGACAATGTCATTGGTGGCTCTGGCGGTGCAGGTGCAGACATTTCAGCATTCTTAGGTCAATCTGCTGGCACAACCTACAGAGGCGGCGGCGGTGGTGGTGGTTGCTCTAATGGCACTGGTGGTGCTGGTGGCGTAGGTGGCGGTGGGAAAGGCACTAACTCATCTTCGTCATCTGCTGTTGCTGGCACAGCAAACACTGGCGGTGGAGGCGGAGGTGGAGACGGTTCATGGCCTGCTGCTGCTGGTGGATCGGGAATTGTTTATGTTCGATGGGCGGTGAACGCATGAGACCAAGTGGATATGTGAGTGCGAACTACATTCAAGGTGTCGTTGCTACTACCAACATTCCGAACAATGTGCGTGTATTGCTTGTTGCAGGTGGAGGTGGTTCAGGTAGTTTTCGTGGTGGCGGTGGCGGTGGTGGTGGCTATCGTGAAGTGAACGCTGTCATTACAAAGGGAACTATTTACACGGTCACTGTCGGTGCTGGTGGCGCAATAGGTGGAGACGGTACTGATTCTTCAGCGTTCAGCATCACTGCGACAGGTGGCGGTGGTGGTGGTGCGTACCCAAGTACGGCTGGTCGATCTGGTGGCTCTGGTGGTGGTGGTGGTGCTATCCCTTCTGGCTCTAATGCTGGTGGTTCAGGTAACACACCATCAACCACACCTGCTCAGGGCTACAACGGTGGAGCAGGAACTACTAATGACTGGGGTGGTGGTGGTGGTGGAGCGACAAGTGCTGGTAGTTCTGGTTCTAACGCAGCAGGAGGGTCTGGCGCAGCAAGCAACGCAACTGGAACTTACTCTGTCTATTCTGCTGGTGGCGCAACAATTACGAGTAGCGCTGGGGCTGCTGGTGGCGCAAATACAGGTAATGGCGCACAAGGTTCTAACAATAGTGGCAACACAGGGGGGTCAGGGCGTGTCGTCATCATTCACCCTGCGTCAATGACGAGCGCAACGACACTTACTGTTGGAACAGTCTCGACTATCGGTGAGAACCGTGTCTATGTTTTTGATTCTACAGGAACTATTGGTTGGTAGGTTATGGCACACTTCGCTCAACTAAATATTGACAATATTGTTCAACAGGTCATCGTTATCGATGACAGTTGCGCATCAACAGAAGAAATAGGTCAAGAGTTCATCGCATCGTTGGGTCTTGCAGGCAAATGGAAACAGACCTCATACAACACCTATCGTGAAATTGTCCCTATTTACGATGAGAATGACTCAACGCTTGTGGTGCGTGTTGAGAGTGGTGTGAGCCGCCATCGCAACGGTGGTACACCTTTCAGAGGTCAATATGCTGCTATCGGTGATTTCTATGATTCGGATATTGATGAGTTTGTATCACCAGCAGGAGAGTAACCGTGTCGCAGTATTTCGCACAACTAGATGAGAACAATGTCGTAACCCATGTTGCTGTCGTGACAGCAAAGTTCATGGCGGAGAACCCAGACCGCTATCCCGGTCGCTGGGTCGAGACTTTCTTCGATACAGCAGGCAAGACTTATGCTGGTGCTGGTTTTATTTACGATGAAACGACAAAGGATTTTGTTGTACCAGTAATTCCAGAGGTTGTTGATGAAGTTCTCTAGTGAACACAAAGCCATCGCCAAGTCTTGGGCAAAAGTATTTGCGGCCGCTGTGATTGCGGCCTACTCGGCTGGTAGCCGTGACTGGACTGTAATCCTGAATGCAGGTGTGGCCGCATTGATTCCGGTTGTTTACTCTTGGCTGGATCCGAAGGATTCACGCTTTGGTCGTCGTGTTGTTGTGAAGAAGAAGGCTGTTCGGAAGAAGGCTAGGTAGTGGCACGATCAATGCGTGTTGGCGGTGGTGGACGTTT